ATCTTTTGAAGTATTCACTTAATTAGAAAAGATGAAAACAAATTATAAAACAATACAAAAAGTATTATATTGGATTACAATATGTTGGTTTAAGAATATTCCTAAATCTATTTCCATTGGATCTTCTTGGTTAAACCAAGTCGAAAAATGGGAAAAGTCTAATGGCTCTGTATGGACTATCGCTCATGTAAAAATGATGCGACAGCTGTTATTTTCTTATTTATCTGGTAATCCTTTAAAGAAGGTTAACCAAATAATTGGAATAAACAGAAATACAGGTCTTCCGAAAGCGTTCAATGACTTTAGTCATTTAATAACTAGTGGGAAACCACAAGAAATTAGGTTCATCTTGACTCTTCTTTCCATATCAAGGTTATTACCTGGTATGAAGAAACCGGATCTTTCTACTATAACAAAACCATCTAATGCGAATTCAACCTTTATTAAAGGATTGGAATTTTACATGGATGATTTCCTTAAAGAATTTAATTGGAATTATAAAATTCCACATTGGTTCAATAAGGATAGTATGAGATTTAGTCCAAAATCTGGACCAAACGGTTCTGCATCCCGGACTGCTTTATTCGATTTAGTATCTATGCCACCAATGTTGAGAAACATTTTGGATGGTACGAATATTAAATTTACTTTGAAGGAGTATGGAGATTTACTCGAACCCTCTAGAGTTAAATTCTACCATCTTGTTCAGAATTTGTGGCCTAAATTTGAAAAATCCAATGCTGAAATTAAAAAAGCTAATTCTAAGGAGACTAATGTCTTCAAAAGAAAATCTCTTTTATCTTCAACTTGGTTTGATCAATTCAGATCTCAAACCATGAATGGGTATGTGAGAAAACTATCAATCGTGAATGATCCAGAAGCAAAGGCGCGTATTATCGCGATCTTTGATTATTGGAGTCAATCTTTTTTAAGACAGATTCACGACATCCATTTCAATTTCTTGAAACGGATACCCACAGATAGAACTTTTACTCAGGATCCTATACTACCTATACCACCTTTAGGACATAAATATTATTCTTTCGATTTATCAGCCGCAACAGACAGGTTTCCCATGGCTCTTCAAGAGCTTATGGTTAAACATATGTTTGGTGAGGATCTGGCAACTCGATGGAGAATGATATTAACTTCTTTTGATTTCATTGTTCCTTGGGAATCCACTGAAAAAGAAACAAAAACTGTTTCTTATTCAGCTGGACAACCAATGGGAGCATATTCTTCTTGGTCTACTTTTACAATCACACATCATTTCATTCTCTTTGTTATTCACAAAGAATTGAAACTGGACCAGTACCATTACCAAATTCTTGGTGATGATATTGTTATCTGGCATGATGAGGTTGCTAAACTATACCTTGAATATATGAAAGAACTTGATGTTGGAATTTCAATTCCAAAATCTAATATTTCATTTAATATGTATGAATTCGCAAAAAGAGTCTTTATTAATGGTGTGGAAGTAACTGGGATCCAATTGGGAGGTTTCGTTAATGTAATAGGTAAGTATCATCTGGTTTACCAGAATTTATTTACTTTAATTCATGAGAGACGTTATAGTCCTCTTGGATTCATTACGATACCAGAGATTTTGGACCAACTACATGTTGTTCTAGGTCTTAAACTCCGAATGAGAAAGAATTTACTTTCTAGAGTGAAATTATTACATGCTGTAAATTATTTTATACATTTTCAAGATAATAGATTATTAGTCGAAAGACTTAATGAGCTTTATCCTGATAATGGTTACAGTTTCAGTTTACCTGAAATTGAATTTAATAACATAATTTATTTAGCGTGTGATAAAATCCTAAGAAAAATTAATGCTCAGTACGTAAGTTATGCTAAAAGTCTTATGACTAATAGTAGACTTGTTGAACAAGCTGCAATTGGATTGGGATCTCCTCACGATGTATTCACTTCTCCTCTCTATTATATATCAAAACTCCCAATTATGAGAGGATTGATAAACAATATTGTTCTTCAAAATAAAGCCAGAAAACTGGACTCGATTAAAGACTTAGTGAAAGCAATTGCTTTACCTAATGACAATATCTTTGAGAAAAGAAATGGAATTCTCTTAGCAAATTGTAATGCAAAACTCGCTAAAATATTTTTAGCAGAATTTAAATCATTACGAATTGATGAGAGACCAGCCAATATGCCCGAACTCAACTTAGGAGGAACTGTGTTATCCTACATAGTCTCAGATTTAAACAGACCTGTTAGTAAAACTACAGGTCTTGGTTTAGAACCACCGCAGCCAAAACCGAACCCCTATGGGGATCCGTATATGACTCCTGGTGGTTATCCGAATATGTATTAAACTATCATACTCACTAGCATCTAAAGATCGAAATTCCCGGTATCCTTTACAGGACCGCAGGGGCCGATTGACTGGCTACGCTTACGCTACATGGGAATACCGCGATCCGCTCGGTGTCCACAACACCAAGGCGATCAGCCAGAAAAC